CAGTATTGTTCAATTTATCCTTACTCTTTCTACTGATACTCATAATGAAATCAGCGTTCATTACCTTAGCATAGGAATCTGCTACCTTATCCGCTTCGATAACTTCTGAATCAATTGCTGAACGATTGGTTTGGGATGCTGTCCAAATTGGAATTCCTAACTCACCACTAATTCCTCTCAACTCAATGTAAACTCCACCTTGTTCTCCATAAGTTGAATCAGATTTATTAGTGTGAGATAATAACAAATCAGCATAGTCAATAATTATCAAATCAGGTTTATTTCCTGCTGCTGTCATCTTCTCAATGTGAGATTCTAATTTTTTAGCAGATATACCTTTAGGTGGGAAATACTTAATAAGAAGTTTACCGTTTAATCTATTGATTTTCTCTTTTACTTCTTCTTTCCTATCTTTTACATCTGCTGAAGGTATTTGGGTAAACACAGTATCGTATCTTTGTCCAACATAATGTTCGGATAATTCCAAAGAATAATGTACTACATTCAATCCTCTTTTTACTGCTGCAGCACCTAAAGCACACAGTACCCAAGTTTTACCAACACCAGAAGGTGCAACTGCTACTCCCAATTCACCAGGTCCCAAACCACCATCCATCAATTCATTAATACAATCCCAGCCAGTTGGAACAGTATCTCTATCAATATCAGTTGTTCTTTCTTCAAAATCTAAAAGGTAATCGTGACCCATATCTGAATCCACTCCTACCTTCATTGCTTTATCTACTAAATCTTTGATTCTATCGTAGTTTCCTGCTTTGAGTAAATCAACTGAACTTACAATAGCTTGTTTTAGGTTTTGATTAATACAAAATGAAGAAAATTCTTTCTTTACATACTCTAAATCAGAATCACCAACTTGGGTAAAAACTGATTTGAGTTGTTCTACTATACTTTTTTGGAATCCTTTATCATCCAACTTTGAAACCTCAACTTTAAAAACATCAAGTGTTGGCGATTTCTTAAACTCATTGTAATACGAAGTAATCTCTTCAGCAATCCATTTATTTGCCTCGGATTCAAAAAACTTTGGATGTATAATCTCATTAAGAGTATCTAACATACGAACATCCGTAATCAAAGAAGAAAGTACCTTCGTTTGAAAGGATTGTCCATATTTAGAAAGAGTGTCTATATTTTGCATTTACCTATAACCTAATTTGATTTCACAAATATAAGAAAAATTTGTGATATATCAAAACTATTTTGTAATAATATTTTGAAAGGTTGAATGCAACCAATCATTTATATCTCTCCAATTTTGAAGAACTTTGTATTTTTGTCCTACTTTAAGGAAATCTAGCTTCTTGAATTCAATATCATCTTGATTGAATCTATCAAGAATTTTTAATTTTTGATTTGTTGGAATGAGTGGTTTATCTAACCTCATTAAGTCTCGATTCATCATCACTTGCTCTCGTGAATCTAAAATATCATCATATAACTTAATTTTACCACGCTTATCTTCACATAGCTGGAAGAACTCCTCGTGAGTTATATGTTTATCCTCTGCCAGTTCTGGAAACCTTTTTACAAGTGTTTTCTTTGCACAACCTTTTACACCAGGTATATTGTCAGATGAATCACCATCAAGTGTTCTATATAAAAGAATATTTGTTGGCCAAATACCAAACTCATCAAATACCATTTGTTTATCATATAGTTTCTTTTTGGTTGGTGAAAATACCTTTACCTTTTCAGAAACTAATTGCAGATAATCCTTATCAGTTGAAACAATAACCACCTCTCCATCTAAATCATCTTCAGTATGTTTAGTAATATATCCAATAGTATCATCAGCCTCTATGCCATCATAAATCATAGTCTGAATGGGAAGATAATCTAATATATCATTCAACCAAACAAATTGTTGTTTCATTGATAATTGTTCTTCTTCTTCAGTCATTAATTCACCATATTGGCGATTTACTCTAAATCTTCTATTTTCTCTACCAGCTTTATAACCTTCGTAGATTTTTTTACGAGATTTAGAACCACCCTTACCATCAAATGCTACTATACATCGAGTTGGATTAAATTCTCTGATTTGAAATCCAATAGATTTAAGTGAACCAACAACTCCGCCAGTATGGTCTCCATCCTCATTCATTGTAGGATTAACAGTCCATGACCTGATGAAGGTGTTTAGTCCATCTACAATCATAACTCTACTATTTCTCTCACGAAGGTGATTCGTTTTGTGTTCCTCATTTACTTCGTTGAGGATATCTTTGTAGAGGTCTCTCATTATGTGGTTGTTGTTGTATAAGTGATTGAATCTTCACCACCGAAATATTTTTCAATGGTTTCTAATCTATCATTTGCATCACATAGTTTGGATAATGCCTCTTCTGCGTTTTTATAAAAATCACCAGTTGAGTGGTCTCCAATACCTACTGCATTATTTTCCAACAACTCCAATGTAAGAAGTGCTTTTGTCTTATCAGCCTCAGCAGAGGCTTTTAACATTGCTTTTAATTTACTCATAACTTATTATTTTAATCTTCTACTACCTCAGCTCCTTCAGTATCTAATTCATGTGATTCGATATCTTTAGAATCTGATTTGTATTGTAAGATGGTTGCTTCACAAATCTTTTTATAGATTTGGTCTCTAACATCTTCTCTTTGTTCCATCAAATCGATAAAGTCTTTTGACTGAAATTTGATTTCTTCACCCGTTTCAGTATCAACATAAGTGTACCATGCACCACCTTGTTTTACCAACTTATTTTCTTTCATTACTCCAATCCAAGAACCGTAGTTATCGATTCCTCTATCAAAGAATATTTCAAAATCTGCTGCACGAAGTGGTGGTCCCATTCGGTTTTTGATAACTTGACATCTAACCTTCATACCAATGGTTTTGTCTTGTCCATTAACTTTTTGTTTGATTTGACCCATATTCTTCAATCTCAATCTTACAGAGGCATGGAAAGCAAGTGCTTTACCACCTGAAGTTGTCCATGGGTCACCGAACATTGCATTCATCTTTTGTCTTAACTGATTTGTGAATACTAATGTTACCTTTTGTCTACCAATCATATTGGTAATCTTTCTCATCGCCTTGGAGATAATAATGGCTTTATCAGTAGCATATCCATCTTTTCCATAATCTGCTGCCAACTCGTTTTTAGTTGATGCTGCAGCAACTGAATCTACTACGATAGTTACCATTTTATCTTTTTGTGTGGTTCTTACTTTCTCAATAATTGTTTCAGTAAATTCAAAGATTTGTTCAACTGAATCTGCCGATACATAAAGTAATTTAGAAACATCTACACCGATTGCTTCCAAGAAATCTCTACTTACTGCAGTTTCAGTATCAATAAGAACTGCAACACCACCTTGCCTTTGTGTTTCAGCAAGGAGGTGAGCAGATACTAATGATTTTCCACTTTGTTCTAAACCAGTTATCTCGGTAATTCGACCAACTGGCAGTCCACCATAAGGGCGATTAGAAACGGCAACATCTAACATAGCACAGCCAGTTGAAATCCACCCTTCTACATTTGTAGGGGCATCATTATCTTCACCCAAGAAGAACGCAACCTTTTGGTCTTTGTTCAGTTTGTTAAGTTCACCCGCTAGTACGGATGCTAAGTCCATTTCTTTTTTAGCCATTTAATTAATTTTATCCGTTAAACAAATCATCGAATGCAGATGCAACATCATCCAACTTTTTCTTATCTTCAGCAGAAGGTTCTGATGAAGGTGTTGGTGCAGAAGTTGCTTCTCTTGCAGGTTGTGTTGAAGTTGAAAGAGTTTCTTGAGAAACTGATTCATCTCCATCCTCTGCAGTTGGATTCAACCAACCCTCTAATACTGATTTTAGTTCTTCGTAAGATAACTCTGAATAAATGTCAGTAATGTTAGTTTGGTTCTCCATGAAGTTTTGTTTAGCAGATGCATCTTCAGATAAAGGAGTTTGATTAGGTTTGATTCTAATAGTAGTTACAGGATAAGAAGTTCCTGCATCTTCTGCAGATGTATACTCAATGGTAACATCTCTACCACCATCAACATCTGTAATATCACCATAATCAGGGTCTGCGATGTATCCAAGTAATTCTTGATAAACAGTTTTACCGAATCCCCAAAATCTTACACCTTCGTTTTCTTCACCTCTTACGATGACAGGAACGAATGTTCTTAATTTTGGCTCCATCTTCTTTGCTGCTTTCCAATCTTCTTTATCACCCATTCTCTTCAACTTATCAGCAAACTCAACGATTGGGTCTGGTCTACCAAATGAACTTGGAGACAAGTACGTTTTGTTGTTGATGTTG